CCTTTCTTAAATCCTAGCGAGTTAGCATTTGTTAAACCGATTTCACCTGCAAACTCAATGCTACCGTTACCTTGGTCTACGGTAAAGAACTTACCTACACGGAAGAAGCCATATTGGTCAGTTGACATCCAGAACACACGACCTTTTCTACGTTCCCAAACCTGGGCACTTGTAGCAGTTGGTGCGTCTGTGTAACTGTCTGCTAGAGGAAGATCTGGATCACCAAATAACACGTTTGGATAGTTAGATGTATTAAATCCGCCTGTACCAATCTGTGTGAAGTCGTGTCCTGTAGCACGACATACTGAAATAGCAATAGTGATTTCAGCAGTTGCACCTGTTGTCAAACCACACTTAACAACCTTGTTATCAGTAGCAGATGCTGCTGAGTTTAGACCAGATCCAGCATAACTGCTGTTAAGGTTAGTTCCAGAAACATCGCTGAATGTAATGTATTCAAATGCTCCACTGTCATCGTAGTCAGTGACCTGATGTACCTTACCATCCCAAGTAAATATCATACCACCAGCATAGCCAGCATCCCCTGGTTGTAAACCTGCTATGTCTCTAGTTAAACGTGTAGCATTTGTGCTATCGTCAATGATAACTGCAAGTCTAGTATCACCTTGTCCGTCACCGTAACCACCTGTTAAGTTAGCCTTGTCAACAGTTAAGTCAATAAAGTCGTAACTAATCTCAGTGCCTGCTAATGTTTCGTCCGCTGCTAGTGGTTGGCTAAATGCGTCAGCACTTGCAAAACTTAAACTTCTATATGTAATGTCGTCTGATTCATCATAGTTGATCGCCGTTGAAGGACGAGTTTCTAATTTTGCAGGATTTCTTACTCCTGCAAATGTCTGTGTAAAGTGATGTCTATATTCAATCAAATCACCATTTGTAACACCGTCTTGCAACGAACCATAATAGTCTGTTGCTGTAACATCGTCTGCTTTTAAATCTAATTTGTAGACAACATAGTTGTGTACTATGTCTGCTACTAACGCATCATTCCACACACCGTCTGTATTAAATGTCAATGTTCCACTTGCACCGCCTAAGTCTGTTATTGCAATAGATAATGTTTCACCCGATGCATAACCATAACCTGGAGATGTTACTGTAATTGCTGCGCTTGTAGCACTACCACTTACAACAACTGTAAACTTAGCACGGGTACCTGTTACTGAACCTGTTGCCTCTACGTCTGTGTAAGTACCGTCGACTGCGCCTGTAGGAGTGCCAATAGTTGTTACTGTACGCAAACCACCTACTGTTACATCATTAGTTGTTTCACCTATGGTTCCGTCATTGTTCGTATCTGACAGTGTAGTAACGTTTGAAACTATGTAGTTTAGTATGTTACCAGAACCGTGGTCAATAGTTATTTGGCTCGATGGCGTAGGCGGTACCTGCATATCGCACACGTATATCGCCGGATCTTCAAATGCGTTCGGATAATCACCTGCAACCGTAAATGCTTTACAAGGTTGGATCATTGGGTTTGCTAATGTAACCTGATCTGGGATTTCGTTAGGATCTGCACCTTCAGCAACTAGACCAAAGAAGCCGTAACCATTTGAACCGTTAGTGCTTCGTATCTCTGAACCGTTCTTAGCATAGTAAGCAGCATGACAATAGTATGTAAACATAGATACCATTTCTGACAATGCGCCGTTAGTAGTAACAAGACCGTAACCTAGATCGTTAATCTGGGTAAAGTCGTTACCTAGCATTGATCTGTTACCAGCAGTTTGTAGGAAGATGTTAACATTGCTGCCACCTTCTCCTGCAATGAAACCACTGCCGGTGTATGTACTAAATCCTGATGTGCCGTCAACTGCTGTTGATAATCCGCTATTAGTATAAAGATCAATTGTAGTAGAGTTAACTACACTTGCATAATATGTATTACCATTTAATTCTGTAGTACCTTCTACACCATATACTTTTAACCAATCACCATTGCTTAAACCGTGTGCTGATGTAGTAGCGATTCTTAGTGGATTGTTCAGCGTCACTGAACTTATAGAAACTGAGTTACCAACATATCCAACGCCATCGTTTGAACTTGCATCTAGGTATAGCACTGCTGTACCTGCCGCACTGTCATAATTTGAAATGGCATTAACCTGATAACGAATACCATTTAGATAGAACGGGCAAGGTAACTCTGGTGGACGGATTGTTAAGCCTTGTCCGTCTACACTAGATACATTGATACGATATTCATTTGTTACGCTGTCAATAGTAACAGGAATATTACCTACAAACGCATCAACAAACATACCACCTGTAAATGCCTTTCTATTTCTTGATCTTGAGAAAGAAGAACCTGTTTGTATGTAAGGCGACTTAGTTAGGATCTGTCCTTCAGGATCTAATACAACCATAAAGCCACCGTGGCCCTGTACTGTTACGTTACGCACAATAGTTGCGTCTGACATTAAGAACACATCGACACCATCATCGTCATTTCGTTTTGGTGGGTTATAATTGTCGTTAAACGCATACGTGATTATGTCAACTAATGAACCTGCTATCGATACTGTACCAGTTTCACCAGCACCTAGAGATATGTCAGGTTCAATTGAACCATTCTGTGTAGGAGCATTTCCTGCAAGCAATGTTGATACCAGTCCGCTTATTTGACCAATCGCTTCAGCAGTTAATGTAGCCTGTCCGCCGAAGTTACCAGCATCAAATTGTAAGATATAGTTTGAATAGTATTCACCTTGTGCTTCTAGAGAAAATTCAAATCCGCCGCGTACTAGGTCAACAGCCATAGCATCAATGATCAATCCAACGTCTCTAGAACATTTCCCGTCATCGTAACTAAATGATATGTTAGCATCTAGATAAGATATAACAGCATCGCTAACTGAAGTTTTGTTAGTGATTATGTCGTCATTTGCATCACGTAAACCTACAGCAACACTCAGAGTTGTTAAATCTGGATAAGTTGTAGAAGGTAGACCACTTAATGTATCGTTATCAATAACGTCTTCAATTATAGCCACAAGAGCATTTAATCTGTCACCTTCTGCTGTTGTTGCATTAGTTCCAGAAGTATTCTGTGTTTCTGCATTAGTAGAAGATTTACTAACAGTAGTTCCTTCAACTACCTGCTTAACGACATCACCCAATCTATCATATGCTGCAACAGTAGCGGTTGCTTCACCTACACCTAATTGGCTTCTAGTTCCGTCAAAGTAACTAGTAGCGGTTGTAATCGTTGCACTGTTACCGCCATAAAGTATGTCGTATGTTAATGCGTCTACAATATATCCAACGTCTCTAGAACATAAGGTTGTATCGTAGTCTAGTAAAGGATAATTATCTGCAATCCACGCAATTATTTCTGCTCTAATAAACGTTCTGTTGTTTTGTAGTCTTGATGCAGCATCGTCTGCATTTGCGTATCCTGTTGGCAATCCTGCTGGAACAGGGAATGACAATGCGTTCGGAGTATTGTTCTGTATAATGTCTACGATTTCTGTAAACGCTGCATTAGATCTCGATAATGCAGTTGCGTCACCTGCAACATCTGCTAATGCTGCAATTTGTGTTTTTGCATAGTTAACTGCTAATAAAGTATTGGTTTGTTCATACGTTAAGTTGTATGAGTTGTTAGCACGCTGATATGCTAAACCAGCAGTAACCTGATTAAAGTTAGTACCTAACGCAATATCATATGCAACTGCATCATAGATCAATCCTAGATCTCGTCTACACGTTGTTTTATCGTATAGATAATCTACGTAGTTATTATCGATCCAGTATATTATTTCTTCTTTAATAAAACTCTTATTTGCTTCGAGTATTTCCGCAGCATTTGTGTACCCGCCAGTTAGGTTGAATGTTGTTTGGTCAACCGTTGCTGGAAGGGTGCTTTTCTCTCTCTCAGCGTCAGTTAAATAGTGTCTGCCAAAATATCCTTGTAATTCTCCATTTTGGTTATAGAAAGGTGAACCATCTTCTACAAGTGTTAGTCCATCAAATTCTGAGTCACGATAGAAATATGTGTCAGCCCACTTAGACTGCGATACACGTCTTTTTGGACGTATAATTACACGACGGAACTCGTCACCTTTTAAGGATACGTTATTTGAAAGTCTAATTGGTAAGTCTTCTTCGTATTGACCCGATTCAACAAAAATAGTTACTTGTTTCTTCTTAACAAAGTTACCGTACTCAACAGGTTCGCCAACTTCAAAGTCTATACCATTAAGTTGTATAAGCTCAAATATATCGTTACCACTTGCAGGTGATGCTGCTTGTTGTGTGGTTAAACTAATTATTCGACCTTGTGCGCCCGATACCTTACCAACGATAACCTTACCTGGTAACGTATCAGTTGCTTGGTCAATAGTTCCTGTACCATTCTCTAGTACCAATTGATAGTTGTTACCGTAGATAATGCCGCCACCTGCATCAATACCATTCTGAATGATATTTAGGATCAAATCAAATTTGTTACCTACAGCGGTTCTAGCACCTAGTGCGCTAGTAGCATCAAATGTTTGTCTTACCTTAACGCTGTTAAATTCTTCATTTGCAGGCGAAGTAGCAGGATTGTCTTCAGTAAACTCAATGCGAGGTTGATAAACAACACCTAGGCGTGCACCTAATGTATACGAACCTCCTGGGTATCCGCTGATATCCCAAAGATTTAATAGTGTAGAATCTTCGTATAATTCGATAGTATCTGCGTCAATTACCTTAACGTAGGCGGTTTGATCGTTTAAGTCTGTTATGTCTACAAAGTCCTTAAAGATAACCTGCATACCGCTTGTTAATCCGTGATTTGTTGATGTTGTTATTTGCGCTCTACTGCCGCTGATTGAAACGGCAGAAATATCCTTTTGTAGATATAACTTGTTCTGCAATATAGCGTCAACTATGTTCTTGGTAGTAGTGATAGCATCAACTGTTTCAGTTATCTGTCTTTCACCAATTGCGTAACGGCCGCTTGTGCTTGAATAATATCTTTCAGCAGCCTGTCTAGTTAGGAAGTTTGCTGTTGAACCTTTGTTTATATCAAACGCAATAGCATCAAGAATTAAGCCAACATCTCGTTCACATAAATCAATGTTATAAACAAAGTCTGGGTATGTGTATGCAATATATCCGCTAATTTCTTTTTGGATGTATTCTCTGTTTAATTCAATAAGCGTTCTAGCCTGTAATTGATCTGCTGTTACGCCTGCTGAATCTAATGCAGCATATGTTACGTTTGCAGTTGTTGTACCGCTGTCTCTTGTAACGGTCTGCATATATGGACCTGGTTCTGCAGGAGAAGTTTTGATAATTTCTTCTGCACGTTCTGCCGCCTTGTTGATACTGCGATATGCATAGTTAAGAGCAGAACCTTCTCTACCCGGAGGAACACCTTGCATTAGGTCATCACCGTCGGTGCTAACAAAGATGTTAACAGTAGAAGCATAACCTGAATTGTCTACATAGAATTTAGTTGCAGCCTGCAAATCGTCTGAACCATTTACAATACCAAAACCTGATACATCACCCGGGTGGTCTGAAAGTGTAAGCACACCTTCCATTGTGTCGCCCTGTCTACGAACAATGGCCTTTCTAGGTACAGCAACATTTGATAGATAATTACCTTCTAATGTGCTATCGTATCCTGCATCGCGTAACGTATGTGTATCGTCATCAGCAATTGATCCTGAGAGTAGGATTCTGTCTGCTGAACTTAATGCTATGCTATCAACTGTTTCTTGTGCTGTGCTTTGTACCTTAAAGATTGCTAACTGATCAGCCGACACGTATCTTAGGAAGTAAACTGGTTTAGCAACACCAGTACCTGAACCTGCTCCAGTAGCAACAAAACTTAATCCTACGGTATTTGATGTTGCACCTATAGCAGTGAAATCAGTTGTGCCTATTTCTTGTATTTGATATGTAATACCAACAGTAAAGGTACCTGCTGTTTTTTCAGTGCGTAATCCGGTTGGATCTGTGTATATAGCATCAAACACATAAGGTGTACCGTTAATACTTGTATCAAATCCGTGCCCAACAATTTCAACGTTATCGGAAATATATCTATCAATAGTTAATGTAAAAGCATCCGTGCTGTTTGGTTCGTCAGCAATACGAATAGGTAATCCTGAACTGACATATCTTGCATCAGCATAACCTTTCGTAATTACTAAATCATTGATGGTATAATTTGTCGTAGATCCTGTTCTAGTATTAATAGCATTAGCAGCAGATTCTGATATGTTAACGCCTGCTACTGCAAATATACCTTGTGCATCTAAATGGCTACCTAGTTTTGCTAATTTATCATCTTCAACTGAAATCGAAGCAACTGTTAAAACAAGTTTACCAGGAGCGGAATAACTGAATATAATGCTGTCATTTGCATTACTATCTAGTGCAGAGTCTGAAGCAAGTTCTAAAAGTTGTATGTCTGTACCTGCATCGTTAACAACAGGTACTGTATTTGGTAAAAGTATATCTGGTGTATCGCTTAGACTTGTAAAACTAATCTGACCACCTGCTCCAAATACTGCGTATACTTCTTGGAAATTTTCGTTTACCTTACGAAACGACTCGCGAATGCTATCACCGGTACCGTCGTTACCCTCAACACCGATGTTAATTTCTTGTTTTGCCATGTAGAACTCCGCTATAGATGTGTGGAAAAGTATTCCTTATGTTGTTATTTATC